AGATACAGGCTCGTGCCCACTCCTGCGTTGAGTACGTCCTGAGTGCTGGCTCGAAATCGGTTTGCTTCTGTTCCAGCATTGTCATAAGTGAATACATCATGAACATTTGAACCATCGTCGTAAGGATATGTCCAACTCTTATCGCTCGGCAGTGTGGTTTTTAATGCTGTTTCGTTGCTTAACATTATACCGTCATCACCTTTGACGGCTTTCGATGCTATCAGTGTATCGGAAAAACTTGTTTTCCCGGTAACTGTTTCATCTTCTGATAAATCAAAAAATTCTGCTTCGCTTTTCGCATCAAGTAAATCAGCATTTAAGTTTGTATTTACTGTAGTCGATGTTATCGCAAACGGGCTTGTACCTATTGCCAATGAATTTGTTAATTGTCCACTCATTCCGATAGTAGTAATCCCACCTAATGCCCCACTTGTTTCGGTCACGGTTGCATTTTCTATTTGAGTTCCCGTACTCTCATATCGCATTAATCTTGTATCTGTCAATGATGCAAGATGTACTCCGTCAACTTTATCTACATTCAGATTTGCGACTTTTGTCGTACTGGTTATCACCATTGGCGCTGTACCATCAGCCCGTGTATTGGTATATTGCCCGGTACTTGAAATAGTTGAGAATGCTCCAGTACTTGCAGAATTAGCCCCAATAGGCGTGCCGTCGATTTCTCCTGACCCAATATCAACTTTCGCAATTGTAGCCACTGCTACGGTAATAGAATCACCGCCATATAAATTCTGGTAGATTGAATCCGGTAAACTTATTGTCGGATTCCCGGAAACACCATTCCCGTTAGCCAATTCAACCTCATAAGCCGTTCCGGTTATTGTTCTCTCAGAATAGGCATTTGCAGCCGTTCTTGCCAAAAGTCCTGTACTGGATAGACCTTCAAGCGCATTCAAGTCAAGACCACCTGTAAAAGAATCTTCAACGGTCAAGACTTTACTCGCTACTGAATAAGTTAATGTACCGGAATATCCACCACCAATGATTATACTCTCATTTAAAGTGATTGTATTTGCTTGTGTTACTCCGGTGATAGTTACCGGTTGTCCATCAACCGTCAAACTCTTGTCAATATTTACCGTCGCCGCCGCTGCTACATCCAGACTTGCAGTTCCATTTGTGATCGAAAACGTATTTGTCCCACCGTCAAGGATAGCGCTATTCGCCGTAACTGTCCCGACAAATAGACCTTTTCCCGTACTGTCAATTCCAAATATTCGGCTGTCATTAACTTCAAGGTCAATTATATACAGTTCCTTGTATGGATTAATTTTAAGAGTATCACCATCCGCAGTTATTATTACAATATATGCTTTCAATGTATCGGTGACAATTAGATCAGCAACTTCAAGGGCTTTGAGTCCGTTATCAACGGAATCCGCCCACATTAAAAAGTCAATCAAATAGTTTTGATAAACTCTCTGTCCGGTATTCACGCTCATTGTAGAAGTACCAAGTGATTCTTCATTGACAAAGTCAGCAAGAAAGTTATACATTATTCTTGCACCTGTATTTGAACTATAATCGACACCGCTAAAAAGCGGCACAACAAACATCAAACACAAAAGTAAAATCATTAATTTTTTCATAATCTACTCCATATTTCATTTTTATTTGGTTTAAAACTTGCCGTATATAGCCACCATCTATTTTCACTCGTTGCTTGTTTCCAATTATCATATCGCACTTCAAGATACTTTTCTACAGGCTCTGGTATCGGAAACTTTACACCCTTATAATTTATTTCGCCTAATTTCTCAAACAAACAGGCATCTTCATAAAAAGTACCGGTTTGCCAAATTCCGTTTTCTTCTGGAAAGCCTTGTGCATTAATTAGCCAGTTATCCACCTTCCACCAGAACCGCAGATCAAGTATCCATTTATTATAAATCCATGCAAAACCCTGAAAATGATCATATAATTTTTCACTCGCATATTCACGATAAGGCATTTTTGCCCTAATCTCCGGTAACTTTTCGTCAGTCATTACTCCAATATCCCAATCGTGATCCGTTGCTATTACGTCGCCATCCCTGATAAGTCCCAAAAGCCCGCCATCGGATAACCAAAATTTTACACCAACTTTGGTTAATACATCCTTGCAGGTTTGCAGTATTTCCGCTGCCACTGCTGGATCGTATTCTGTTGGATAGTGTAAATTCATACAAATACCTTTTGGTCTTGACGTTGAATTTCTTCTGTTACAGGAACACCTTCCAGATTATCCAATTTAAACCATTTCCTGAAATTCTGTGTACCCCAATCAATGTGATAATGTTCCGCTATTGTATCCGTATCCACAAATGCCTCATATCCCTTCAGTTGTGCATCGTAATAAAACAGAAAATCAGTAAATTGCTGAATTTTGGCGGTTATATCCCTTAGCCTAAATTCAACATTCCTGAGAACATCTCTTTTGATTAAGACGCTACCTATGCCCGAAGATAGAACTCTTACAAGCCCACGCTGTGGTAAGAAATCGTTAAATTCCCAAAGCGCAGACCGTCCTTTATTTAAGCCCCAAACCGATGGTATTATTTTCTGAAGCATTACCGCCAAGGATTCGCCTTCTTTTATTCTTTTATCTTCAAACACCCCCCTTTTGGGATCATATCTTTTGAAATTCAAATTATACGGAAGTTTAAAAAATTCCCTATCGTTTGTTTTAATAAAATACACCGCTGAAATTATATCTTTATCGTAAGCAAGAAATTTATCAATAGCATTTACCGGCGGAATATTATCAGATTCCAGCATAAACATCCACCCGTAATCTATTCGCTTTAAAAAATACGTCCTCATCATTTTATGCTTTGCCAGCAGAACATCAATTCCACGCATCCCCGGTTCCGGATCATAATAGATAATTTTAAAATCTTCAAACCCCCACGGATTGCGCTCACCGTTATAAAATATCACCGTGTCATATCTCGGATTGTTACCTAATTTTTTCAAATTAATAATAAATTCCTCACGGCAATAAGCGTGTCCGGCGTAAGTGTTGACTGCTATTAAGACTTTATTTTTCATAAGGTTAAAGGGAGAGACCGAAGCCTCTCCCCATTTTAGTTAAGCAGATGTTTTTAGCCACATTTCACAACCGTAGTTGTCATTTAATTCCCATGCCTCGCCAAAATATGAAGCAACCCAGACAGTACGCCCGTAGGTTGCCTGCCGTTCAGGTTCAATTCTGACAAGTCCGGCTGGGCCTGAATATCCAAAACAAAGCGCATTCTTGCTGAAAATTCCGGTTTTCGTTGCGCTATTCGCTTCTGTAAACTGTTCAGAATGATAAATGTTGATTCCTGCCAATTTCCCGAACCAGCCTTCAACAAGTCCTTTATCCTGAGTGGGGCCGCCTGCGTATGTGGTCGAAGTTACAACTTCATTACTGATGCCGTAAGTTCCCCATAGTCCGCCTGCCGGACATACCCATGAGTAAGGACCGGGTGCGTTATCGGCTTTTAGAAGTTTTATGGCATCCAGAAGGTCATCAACTGTTACTGCATTATCCGAAGTCAATACTGCATTGCCTGTAAATGCGTCAAATAATGTATTCAGGTCGGTATCAATATGCAATGCTAATGCGTTTCCGAGAATCATTCCGATATTACCGGCTGGATTATCCTGACTTGACCAAATAGTATCATCATAAAGGTCTGATCGGACGGCTTCCCACACCAGCGTCCCGGTTTTCTTTTCGCTGCCAAGATAAGAAGCACTGATTTCTGTTCCATCGGTTACTGATGCGACATCAGTAGCGTTAATTACGTGTGTTCCTGCATTAAAAACAGGAATAGAAATTGTATCGGCATTTGGTCGATATTCGTTACGTATGAGTTTTCGGGTTACACCCGATTCCGCCATTGCAATAATGGCGTCTGAACTGATAATCTCTAAGAGACTACCAGCAAGATATGTTGTGTCGCCTGCTACGTCAGCCATTTTCTTTTTCCTTATTAAAATCGCATCCCCGGAAAACACCACAGCCTGAGCGATCTAACGGTTTATCTTTTCCCGTTGACAAAGCAACTCCATCCTCTACGGATAGTTTATTCCTGCCAATGAAAAAGTCTTCAATCCCCGTTTTATGATTGACAGCGACAGTCACGTTATTGTGTTCCACACCTTTAACGGTTGTGGCTTGCGTGCGCTGATTGTATAAACTGGGATCGTATTTTTCCGAACTGCTCATTTGTGAGTTCTCCTTTCATCTTTGCCTCTGTGGCTTCCATTAGTGACTTGTATCCACCGAATACACCACCCTGGGCTTTATTTGTAGATTTAGGATTTGTTATTGTTATCAATTTAACTGTTTCTTCCAGCAACTCTAAAGATGCCGATTGAAACTTCTCCCGTTTATCCTCTGGTAGCTTTTCCAGCAATTCAGTTTTCCGGCTTTCAATATAAGTATCATACTGCTCGGCTTTGGTTTTGAAGGCGGTAAGTAATTCTGACTGCTCGTCAAACAATTTCTTATATTCGCCTTTTTTCTCCAAGTCATCCTTGCGTGCTTTTTCCTGATCGTCTTTTACTTTTGCCAGTTTGGCTTCCAATCCTTTTTTAGCGTCGAGAATTTCCTTAAAACGGGCATAAGGAATATTCGACGGTGTCTCACTTGTATCGTCAGCGACAACGGTCTTGTCTTTTACATCTTTAGTAGATGTTTCTGCATTTTTAACGTCCTGCTCGGACTTTTCCTCAGACATTTTTACCTCTTTTGTTGAGTGGTTTTATTTCTTTTATTTCGTCGTTTCTTAATTGCTTTAGGTACTGCAAGTGTTTCAATTATAGGTTCTGTAATATATTCCTTTATTCTATTGACCGCCTTCCACATTCTACTCATTCGCCCCCAATTTACACGGGTAAATTTCTCTAAATAGTCAATATCTTCTTGTACGCTCATCTTATCATCCTTATATTTTTTATACTTGCACCTATAGCCTCATCCGGTCCCCCGGCTATTTCAATTTCCCATTCATCATCTAATACAAATGTTCCATCGAATCTTATCCGTATTCCAGCTGCTAAATGTACAAACTGATTATAAGTTTTATTCAGCGTCGTTATCCATGTTCGACCGTCGTCATCTGATACCTTAAAAGTCGCTGTTTCAACCGCACCGGCAGTATCTATTTTCACCCGACATAAAAAATGATCACCTGCTTTACCTTTGCCTGCCAGATATAGAAGTCCAGTGGATGCATCGTCAAGCGTAATATTTTCCAGCCGCCCATTAAAGTCATCAACGGTACTCTCAAAACTAAATGCTCGTCTCCCCATAATGTAGTCGTCGAAATATCCAGTCTGTTCGGCATTCGTGATCTCATTTTTAAATCGATCTGCAAGTTCTATATTACTGTAACGAACTCCATGTGATACAGCCACTCTGGCTACTGAATACCATATCCCGTGGTCGTATTTATGGAGTGTGTGGGAATATCGTGCCATTGTAAATGGTGTATTATACTTAATATTTCCGACAGATTCTAAATCCTCACTTGCTATATCAATTAAATAATCAACCCAGGCTTTATATGTCTTATTTGCCGCCGTTATCGTATGGGTATCCGGGTCTAAGCCGTCGCTACAATGTAGATACAATATATCATTTGTGCTATCATACCAGAATCTTGAAGCGGTCGCCTGTACTAATGCAATAGTAGTCGTCGCCGTCAAAGCAATTCCATTTTCAAAAATTACCCCATAATATCCAGTATTGTGCTTGGAAAATGTTTGTGCATTCCCGGATACGACTGTAAACCCAGTAAGTGTATCACGTGGATGGTAATCCTCTATTTCCGGGAATACATTTGCAACATCTTCAGCTGTGCAATACGGAAAGTTTGAAATTTGGCTCATTTCTTACCCTTCTTGATATAATAAACTTGAACTTGTTTAGCCGTCATTATCCGCCCTGACGGGCTTTTATATTTTCCGGCATTCTTACCCTTTTTTATCTTGACAAATGGCATTATATTCCAACCTTAATTTTTATCGGCGTTTTACAGTATGCCTTGATTTTCTTATCAATATCCTTGCCGATTGCATTATACATGAAATCCATTTCCTTCTTAGCGAATGGATCGCCCACTCCAATATTAACTATCTTATAGTTTTTTGTTTTAAATAACATCGCAACTTTATTAGCATGTATTCCCAACCAGCCAAAGATAACATGCTTTTTAGTTGCCGTATTTACCTGTAAACTGTCCATCATTTTGCCAGTAGCCTGCATATTAGCCTTCTGAGTGACATTTCCAATAAAACTCATACCTTCATATCCCTTTAGACGTTCACCTGCCCCTATACGACTTAAACCACGTCCCTTTTTCCTGAAATCTGCTTTCTTATATTCATAATACTGTTTCGATAAATTCGCGAATGAACCCTTTATTCCAACTTGACCCTTTACCCGCTTGCGTATCATATTGCAAAGCGTCTCTCCAAGTACATACCAGAATTGTCGGTCAGTCTTCGGGATGTCTGATAATTTCAACTCAAATTCCTCTTATTAATTCTCATGCCTTTCAACATCTGTAATATAATAAATAAAATCCATCTTTCAACCTTTTGATATTCTGTCATTTTGGGGCATCTCTATTTGGGCCGCCTGGTTTTTTCTTATTTGTAACCTTTTTTGGGAGTATTCCTTCGCCAATTATTTCAATGCGTTTTTCATCGAAATATTCACCAGACCTTATTTCTCCATCTTTTACTTTTGGAACAATACAATATTGGTCACATCCAGTAATATATGCTGCCCGTGCGGTTAGGATTCCTGAAAAATCTGTAACCTTATCTTTCGCCTCTTGTCCTAACTTAATCATAATTACTTCCTTTCGTTTGTCATTCAGTTACCAGTTCAAAAGAGTGCCGACATCCCCAACCTCCACCGTCGACAAATGCGCTCCCACCTTGGTCATTTGTCAGTGCCTGCGCCTCTGCAAGTGTGAAAGTTTTTCCCACGTTCTCAATACAAAAGTCTCGTGATGTCGGAATTAAGCCCGCTCCATTGAACAGAAATTTTGCATCCTTCGGCGCTAATTCCTGCGCTGTCGCCGCAAAGGTCGCTCTCCCAAATGTTCGTAATGCCGTATTTGTCAGGCTGCCAACTTGCGCTGCCGATAAATTCTTTGTCGCATTTAATAGATTGTCGATTAGTGCTTTCTCTGTTATTCCAGTATAGGCTGCATATACCATCTGTCGTGTTAATGCCTCTCCGACATCTCTAACGTGTTCCATAAAAAACAGCGAATCCAGATTCATTAATTGATTTACTGCAACTGCCGATACACCGCCAAATGTCTTTGCCACGCCTGCCGCTATCTTATCGTATTCAGCAAATAGGCTGTCCATATCCGCACCGAAGCCCAAGTCACGAATAATATGCTCACTGAAATTTGCCTTTAGCATTTGTTCGGCAAATAATGCTGGATTGCCACCCTGAGTATATACTCCCGCAAGTTCGGCAATAATTGCCTGCCGTATCTTTTCGGCTTGCTCTGCGAATAACGCTGCGGTTCTGTCGATTGTATCAGGCATTAATCAGGTTTTATCCCTTCTTTTTCTATCATTATATTCTTAGACATTCACACCACCTAATCTCTCCTCAAATGTTAATGGTTTCTTTATCGGCTCTATTTCGGTCTTTAATGCTGCATTATCTATTAATCGCTGTTTTAAGTCTTCTTCTGGTGTATCGGGTGATTTCGCTTTTAGATAGTCCAGTGGTGTGCTTATCCCTTTGCTAAACTCCCACTCCCATTTCTCCCTTTCCTCTGTCGGATTTATCGGAAATTCTACTTCTGAATAATCTACAGTTATTTTCTTTGGCAGTGTTATCCCGGCGTCGGTCTTTGCCACTATTTTCTCAATCTCATAGATGTCACTTTCCCACTCTCTACATACTCCGACGTCATCTCCCCATGCTGTAAGTAAATCAATATTCTGTACTACAAGGCTAAACCCTGACGGCGCCCCTTCTATGCCCCAGTTGATTGACAAATCGTTATTACGCTCTACCATTTGAATCTGAAATTTTATGCCTTCGATTATGTTTAGAATCTTTGCATCAATATTCAGCACGCCCAGCGTCGCCTCAGCACTGCTCAATGCCATAATCTGATTCCAACCCATTTTGATTTTATCGGTTTGCTGTAATCCTGTCCCGTATGGTTGATTGAATGTTCCATATCGTATTCCATAATTGAGCTCGGTCATTGCCAAATCTATCTTTTCGTTTGCATCTATTACGTCATCCATTCCGTCAGTCCAGAAGTCCAGTATCGGTGTACTCATGTGTATAAAAGCGAATGGCATTTTTTCATAGGGATTTATTTGTTCGTCGTTTACGCCAAAGTCTGATTGATTCCCAACCTTAATACCCTGATTGTCCATTACAAAGTGATCTTCATCATCCCAAAATGCCCAATACTCAGGCATCTTTGCATTCGTTTTCAGTGGATATGCTATGGCTTTCGGCTTCATCATGTCACCTGCAAAAAATGCTCTGAAGTAAGGTATTAATTGATAATGGAAATATCCCTCAGTATCCCATAATACCCGAACTGCCGTTGTACCAATTAGCCTTGTATATCGCTCTGCTTCTTTTAGGAATACGTCTTTATTGTAAGTATATCCATTATATTTTTCATTATCCTTGTTATCTAATAATCTTACCGGTGCTTCTTTATATACTTGTGACCGGCGTTTAATTATTTTTTTCGTAATATTAGTAAATGTAAAAGGAATATCCGGCTCATCTGTATTGAGGAATGGCTGAATATAAGGCTTAATGTTGCCCGGCGAACCGATATAAAAATCTACCTTTTTCTTGCTGTCTTTAAATTTATTGTCTTCTTTAGCCAAAAGTGACCTGATTAATGAATCCAATACTATATCTTTTGCACTCATATTATCTCCTAATTGACCAACCTTCAATTTTCTTTATCGGATATTTTATATTGATATAATAACCAATAGCGTCTGTTATGTGTTCTATATCCTGGGTCTTGTCAATATCGCTTGTACCTTCTTTATATTGAGTTCTCTCAAAGGATTTTATCGTAACCCGACAGGATGGATTAACGTAATAATTTACATCACCCTTAGCGTTTTTTAAACGTGCATTAACTGAATTTATCCGGTCACGCACTGCTGGATTGGCAAGCGGTACCCGTATCCCGTAATTATTCATCTGCTGTAAGTCGTCCTGAATTATCTGATAATCAGTCTGATGTGATTTCGTTGTACGTGCCCGCCCGGACGCATCACCATATATGGTTATCCCTGCTTCATGTGATTTATAACGTCTAAGTAGTTCCTGACAAACTTCGTGTGTATTACTTGTCGGTATTACTATCTCATCTATCTGATATGATATATCCTTATATTCCTGAATAATAGCAGCATGCATCGGATTAACATTAAAATCGAAGGCAATACTAAGTGGTAACACCTCTGAATATTTACATTCTTTTACGTGTATATTGCGGTCAAAACTGTGATATATTTTATTAGTTGCTGTCTCGAAACTGGCTTCATATTCTTGTCTGAATGTTTTTAAATCTAAATCTTGTTTCGCTTGTTCTATTTCATCGCTGTCAATAAACCCGCCATCTATTGATTTGTATTGCCATGACCTGTAACGCTCATTATCTTGTAATCCACGTAAATAAATATCGTAAAAATGATTAAATCCATCAGGCGTGCCAATAAACATTGCATCACCCTTAGTATCCGATAACATTGCTCGCAATACTTCTGTCCAAACTGAGGCTTTCATATAAGCGTATTCATCTAATACCATCTTGTGTATTCCCGCACCTCTGAGTGAATCTTCATTGTCTGCGCCCTTAATGGAAATAACGGCGTTATTCGGAAATATCACGTCTAATTCCGATTCATTAAATCTTACTTGTTCTACTTGATTCGCTAACAAATGCTTAATTACTCTCCATGCTATCATTTTCCCTTGCCGATATGTCGGCGCAATATACCACCGCAATTCATCGTTTACAAGTTTACCACCCAGTAAATATATTAATGCTAAAT